ATGCATCCATTGATGGATCATAAGAACGACCAAAAAATTTGTTGTAAATGCTATTTAATGAACCTGTGTAGTCTACTGGTGTTGTAGTTTGATTTGCGTTTGTATTTGTGCCTGTATTCGTTCCAGTGTTACCTGTAACAGTCGCCGTATTGACGGCAGGATTAGTAACTGTTGGCGTTGTAGTAACCTGATTAGTTACCGTTGGTGTAACAACCGTAGGTGTTTGTGTATTTACATCAGAAGCATGTTCGATGTTTGGATCAACTGCAACAGCATTTGCAGCCGCATCGCCACCACCTTCAAAATGACTGCGGCCTGCTGTGCCACCAAGGGCNTGGTGCCCCCGCATAACCATTTTAGCAAGTTCAACGGCCCGTTGGTTCGAAAATGGATAGTTTGCCATGGCAATACCTATTCTAATGTGCCCTTAGGGGTGGGCTGCAAAGGTGCTTCGGTGGATTCCAAACGTTGCAACATGTCTGGACGGATAATCTGNTGCCCAACACCAAGCGCTTGCGGGTTTTGCATGGCTGTTTCAGCAAACTTCATAGCCGCCAGACGTTCCCGGCTTTCCCGATCCCGCTTACGGTTAATGGCATCCAGTATAGCATCTTGTTGTTTTTGGTCTAGTTCTTGTTTTTGCAGGTTCATTTCCTGCAATTTAATTTGATCTTGCGTACCGCCGCCCGTTACGCCGCCATTCGGTCCAGCGCCAGCCCTAGACNGTGCTTCTTGCGCCCTAGCGTTAGCCAATGCAATATCAGCCTGTGCAATTTGCGCCCTTGTTTGTGCATCCAGCATACGGGCCTGCGAATCAGACGCTTCAGAAGCCATTTTAGCCTGTGCTTGGATCAATTCAGGCGGAGGCGCAGCTTGTGCAGCAGGCGGAACCATAAACTGTTGCGGGTTAGACCAGCCCAATGCTTGCAGTGCAGCGGAATCAACGGCAATCGGGTCATACAAAGTCGGATTAGTTGCCACCAACTGCTTTAAAGCTGCAACTTTTAACAATCTTTGGGTCTGACTAGCTGTGTTTGGGTCAGCCTGTGGCACCAAATCAATGTCTTCCAATGCATTCATGAACGTTTGTTCGTCCCATGGATATGCTGGGCGGCGGTTTTTTTGCCAGAAACTTTCAGGGTTTTCCCTAAAGCACTGCGCCAACAGGGCAAATTCTTCAGATTGGGCCGTGTGCATACGTTTATGGACCGAATTAAGCACCTTTTGTGCCTGTTCAATCATCGCAAGGGTCGTTCCAACAGGAGCGTCTGGTTTGCCTTCCGTCACCATAACTTCAGATGTGCCGCCAACCCGCATACCCGTATCAGCCATGTTCTGAACCAAGTTCATCAAAGCGCCAGATGGTTCTTTGTAAGGCAACGGCATGATGGCTTGGCTAATCGGCATACCACCCGTCTTCACCAATGCGCCACCGCCCGGAGGAACACGGAAGATGTTGGTGTTCTGTCTAGCCCCAGTATCGGCCATCAGGAAGCCCGGGAAGTTGTTATACATCCCAGCGTCAAGCAATTCCCGCCATGCGGCTGTAATGGCGTTTGTAGTGTTCCCAAGGATGTGTAACAAGCCAATATCGTAGAAGCCCATGCCGGGGACAAACGTATATTTGACAAATGCTTGCCGTGATTCGGGCAGTTGTTCTGTTTCCTTGTCATAATTGCGGACAATCGACAAAATTTCCCGTGATGTTACGTCAATCGTCACCCGATATGGGATTTCAAGGCCAGTTTCTTTGCCTTTCCAACTGTGTTCAAAGCCAGCAATGTCCAGTTCGCAGTAACATTCATAGATTTCCCGATCGCGATCTTCTGGATTGATCGAATTATCCATGATGCCCTGTTGGGCGTTTTTTTCCCGCTTGTAACTGTCGGGGTCCCGTGCTTTGGGGGTCGAAAGTTTAATGTCCCGATAAACTTCCAGTATCTGAAGGCGTTTAACGGTGCTGGGGCGCATAAAGGTGCGATGCGTAATACGCTTGGCGTTACGCAGGTCTGTCGCCGTATTGTTGACGATCAAGTCATCCGCATCAACTGATTCGGATACAGGGCGTCCCCTTAACGGGCAGAAATAAACTTTTTTAAATGCTGTACCGCCGAAGCCCAGCATAAGTAACATACGATCAGTATCAGGGTAATATTCCGTTGCTGTTGATGTCAGGTAATGGTTCATATCCTGTTCAAAGGCATTTGCAAGCTGATCTTGTTGCAAATTGGCATTGTTATTGTCATTTCTGATCTTTACCGGCCCATCTGTCGGCAACAGTTCAGACCGTGCGTTGGCTTGAAACCGCAACACAGCTTCCAATAGCAAAGGATGCCGAACCTTGGACATCCCTTCCACCGGCGCACCATCACTGGCACCAGCGATGTTCGGAATTTCAATCTTAAGGCCCAAAAGTTTAACACCTTGCGCCCTGTCTTCAATCCAGTCCTTGCGGCTTTCCAGATCATCTTTAATCCCCCGCATAAGTTCGCTTGAAATGCGGGAAAGTTCGTCGTCACTGATTTCTTCAGCCAGATTGCGGAACCAATCAGTACGATCAATTTTCTTTTTACCGCTTTCAATAGGCTTTCCATCCAAGGAAATGGTGACTGATCCATCGGCATGTTCTATTTCTAAAATATTGCCGTCCTTATCGAACTTTGGCTGGTCGGCGCCGTCTTCGACAATTTCGACTGTAATTTCTGCGGGTTGATTGTCTGCTTCGTCGGGAAATTGGTCCAGCCGAATATTAGGAACTAAACCGGGGGTAAAAGGCATTATGCTGTTCCTTTTGGACCTAGCGCTTCGGCGTCTTTAACAAACGTTTGAATGCCTTGCTGCGCTGCTTGTATATCAGATATTGCGGTTATGACATAATCCATTTCATAGTTATAGGGTTCTTTGCCCCAAACATGCACCTTGAATTGCCCAGCTTGCTTAGGATTGGACGGTGTTATGATGTCAACGGTGGCGTTAGCAAGAACTTGGGTCATTTTGGCTCCTGTGGTGTTGTAACCTACCGTTTTGTCGGCAGAAAATCAAGCCCGCCCTGAAAAACCGGCGTTGGGAAGTGGGCAAAACTCCGCCCTCCGTCTACCCTCCCTCCCAGTTTGGAACTGGTCGGGGTACGGATACCTAGGGGAACTTCTGATGCCGTTTAGCGCAGGTGCCTTGGTAAGTGCTTTACCTATCGGGTGGCCGAACCGCTCCCTGCCGGTCGCTACCGGCATCTTTCGGGGTATGTAGACCTGCGTTATTCCCTAAGCTGTTCGCCATCGGGACCGTCGGAGGGTTAAAACCGGCGGCATCAATCCAATATGGTGTAGGTTCATTGGCAAACCTTATCACTGAACCATTTTGGACACCTTTGTGAAAATTCGGTCGGCAAAAAAATGCCGGACTTTTCGTCCAAAGGCCCTACTTTTTTGGCAGTCAAGGGTTGCATTGACAATAGCATCTTTGCTATAAGGTCTTTGCTGAACCTTGTTCCGNNCAAGAAACATAGGTTGGTTCAGTAAGCCCGGGTAGAGCATAGCTCCCCGGGCTTTCTTCTTTCATACATACTAGACTTATTAAACCTGTCAAGCGGGGTAAAGCGGTTGGGTTCGGTCTTTACCAACAAATGCCAGACTTTCTTCCATATCAGCTGCCCATTCTGTGCTTCGAACCANAACGCCCGAATCCCGCATATGGCGCATAGCCATTGAAACGCAGTCAACCAAGTCGTCATGTTTGCCTTTTGGGAACGTTTCGCATTGCTGGATGACGGTTTCAGCCCACTGCTTCACTGGCGCATAGACAAGACCTTCCGCAAATAGATGCTGGATCGAATAAAGACGGGCCAGTTTGTCTTGCGATTTTGGGTCGTACATTTGGATACCAAATTTTGAATTACCAAATAGGCGGCGCATTTCTTGNGCAACCGAATAACCGGCTGCTTTGTTTTCGATTAGCAGCGTATCGAACGGGGTGTCTTTGTAGGTGTCCATGATTCGGACAATTAGGTCATGAAGTTCATACCGACCTTCCCAAGCATACATCAACATTGCCCGTGGATTGGTTTCTATATGTTCCCGCAGAATTTCTACCCGCCCGCCATATCTGGCCGCTGCCCGATCAGCTGCCCTAGCCATGGTATCTGTGGTAAAAATACCCCAAACAGTCATAGCAGACGGGTCATTTTCGGTTTTTGTCGTATAAGCTGTATCCAAGGTGGCAATGATTAAATCCATATTGGGGTAATTAACGGGTTCCCAAGTTTGCCACCAATCCCGTTTAATAATCCCACCGCCCTTGGGGGATGGNCGTTGTTGTAACTGCCCCGCAGCGGACCATGGACCAAGTTGTCGTTCCAAGATTTGGACTTCCGTTTCCCCGAATCGTTTTTCCCATAACAGGCTACCTTCCCGTTTTTCCAATTCTATCTGTGCATCTAGGTCGACTGGTACCCTGTCACCAGTTGCTAGAATTTCAACCAGCGGGGAACCATCGTCATTCAATCCACGGGGGTCATGCCATTCCGTATCACCAAATCTGGAATAGCTGTGGCGTTGCCATTCATACCGCATAGGCAGGCACAGGTGCACCCATTCGCCTTCATCTTTGGACATAATATGGCCGGTTAGATCTTCTTCTGACAGGCGCTGCTGAATAACAACATACGCACCCGTTTTAGGATCGTTAAGGCGGGTAGAAAGGGCGCTATCCCACCATTCAATGGTTGCCGCAATGGTGGCTTCCGAAAACGCTTCTTGGGCGGCATTGGGGTCGTCGACGACGATAATGGACCCACCTTCACCTGTAAGCGCAGATCCAACCGATGTGGATAGTCTTGACCCATTCTTATCATTGTCAAATCTGGTCTTAGTATTTTGGTCACCTGTCAACCTGAACCTTTCCCCCCACAGGGTTTGATACCAAGGTGATTCGATCAAACGGCGGCATTTAACCGAATCACGAAGCGATAGTTGTTGGGCGTATGACGCATGAAGGAACTGAACGCCCGGTCCAGATGTCGGTCCAGACCATGGCTGGGCCCAGACCCATGCAGGAAATGCAACGGACGTTATAGATGATTTGGAACAACGGGGCGGGATGTTGATAATTAGACGTTTTATATCGCCATCGGTAACTGCTTGCAGATGTTCTGCTACAGCTTCTATGGGCCACCCATCGGTAAAAGTTGAAGAATCAATATATTTCCATGCTTTTTTTAAAAAAAAGTATAGGCTGTCTTCTGCATCGGCCTTATCTAATTCGGCCATTGTTTTATCAAAATCAATATCATGGGCTAGGATGTCTAGTTCGTCCATTGGGTAAATCCTTATTGGGCCGATAATTTGCTTTTGCGTATTCTATTAGTTCTTTCATGGTTTTTGGTCCAGCGGGTACCCAATCAGGACAAGCCAAACCGCCCCATGCACCCCCAAATCTAGGGTTTGTCGGCGAAATACACAAGCAGTCAGCCAATCTGCAATGGCCGTAATTGGTCAAATAATGAAAATTATCAGGTGTCATGTCAGCAAAAGGGCAAACAGCAGCATCATAGTCAGGTAAACAATGGCTAGGTAGTACCAGCAATATATGTCATCGGGGTGCATTTTAGGGTTCCTATTGGGTCAGTATGTTTCATAAGGTTCTATCAATCCAAGGAATAGTTGTCAAGGATTGCATTGACATATTATGTTAACCTGTTGATTTTTCATTGACAAATGCTGGTGTGCGGTTTATACAAGTTATGTTGATTGTGCTAGTCCTCCTGCCCCCTGTAGCGTTTTGCGTTATGGGGGGTATTTTTATGCCGCAGCACTTCCATGGATTGATAACAGGGGGACCCAAAAAGGGGACCCTAATTGTATATACAAATATAAACCCATACCTAAAAGGGGGACCCTAAACAGGGGGGGGTATATACATAACATCTGAATAAAGGGTACCTTAATCCGATAAGGGGATAGAACAAACCAAGAAAGGGTACCTTGGATTGATAGGGATAGGAGACCCAAAGTCAAAATATGGGGGATTCTAAAGGGATGAAAAGAAAACTAAAATATAAGCGATTTTAAAAGGGCGGAAAGGGCACCGTGACGGGGGCGGCCTTTTCCTAATAGCTGGTGGGGGTGGGTTGGGGGTCAGGGGCCCTGTTTTGTTCACGGTTTGTTCCCGTTTTGTTCACGGTTTGTTCCCGTTTTGTTCACGGTTTGTTCCCGTTTTGTTTCACATGAAACATTTGTTCCCTGTTTGTTCCCCATGGATTGAAGCGTTTACGGTTTGTTCACGGTTTGTTCCATGTTGCATTGCAGCACAAAATGGGGTTTTGGGCAGGTTAAGTAGTTAGCAGATGCAGCAATTTTGTTGCAGTGCATCAATTATCTATGACGCTGCCCTTGGCTTCAAGCAATAGTTTGCGAAGCTTGTCACGGGAATCAGGAGACATGTCCCTTGGATTGATCGACAGATTGTTTACCGTGACGTTTGCCCCGTCACCAACCAATGAAGGCTTGTCTGCNTAGCGCCCATTTAGCTTGCCAATCATTCGGAAGCGGGTTTCGACCATTAGTTTGTCCCGTTGGATTGCAGCATGGTTGGGCATTTGCGCCCCGTCTTTCCCGTCAATTAGATCATTCGACCGATTGTCTGCAATGTCGATGATTTGCGCGAACAACACCTCAGCCTGATGATTGCGGGCGCGGGAATATTCTTTACCGAATGCGGGGTCTTTTTCCACCCATTCCAGCACCGTTTTTGGTGCGGGCATATGCGAAACATTGTTACAAATGCTGGTCAATGATTGCCCATTGGCTATGCGGTTAATGATTTCTGCCTTGATTTCCTGTTTGCGGGTTTCGGTATAATCCTTTTTGTTTCTATATAGTCTGATTGCTTTGTCTGCCTGTTTGTCTATTTCCCTTGTTACCATTGGTTCAAGTTTGGCTTGTTCCTTGTGATATTCTGCCATTTTTTTGTCTTTTGCTTTTTGTTGATCTGGTGTTAATACTTTCTTCACCTTGTTTTTTAATCCATGGATTTCCGGCATATCTTGCCCCCGTTGTGCCTAAACTATTGAAATTGCTTCCCTTTATAACAACAAACCCCAACATTTACAACCCGTTTAATTGTCAATGTAATGATTGACAACAAACCTTGTTTTGGTGTTTACTTTTATTTGGCGAATTGCCCATAATATTGATAGGAAATAAACCAATATGACACCTAAAAAGAAATCAGCATTTTGGAAATTTTGGGCGCATAATCCCGAAATTGGTCAATCAATCCTTAATTTTGGCAAGCGTAATAGAAAATTAACCCGTCAATTTAATAATGGGCGGGCAGAAATTGCAAAATTACAGAAATCAGGAAAATAGGAGTCAAAAATGTATCAAATAATTGAAATAGAAACCGCCGGACCTGTTTGCGAAGGTGGAATTATGCTGCAATTTTCAGAAATTGGCGCAACCCTTAATTACATTCAAGAATTGTCTGCAAAAACCTTTAAAAAATACAAACCGCAAATCATTGTTAATGATTCATGGGTTCGTCGGGAAACTAGCAGATTTGCCACGGGGCAGTATAAAGAACCAAACTGGTTAAACTATGCTTTTTCCCAAACAACCAAAACCGATGCGTTAACGTCACGGGAATCCATGGATTTTCTAATTGACCATAAAGACTACGCGCCCGCTGATTGGGTTCGCATAACTGCCCCCGTTGGGCATTTCGTGCATGTTTCGGAAAAAGACCCCACCAAAATTGCTTTTACCGAAACCCCCGAAAAAGGGATGCAAGATAGGCAAACCCAACAAAATGTCGCATCATACTTGCAACAATATTGCAATATTGACCAAAACCTTGCCCGATTCGTTGCCATGCAACATGTCAAAACATACGGGGACGCAACAGTTGTTTTATGGGCGGACACCGCAGACGAAATTGCCCATGTTTACGCTTTCGGCCCAAACAGTTGTATGGGTGGATATGATATAAATAAAGAAAAAAGGAAGGATGATTCCTATTTTGCGTCATTTTGTCACCCCGTTCGGGTTTATGGTGATTCGGATTTCCGTCTTGCCTACATAAAAGACGAAACGGGAAAAATTACCGCCCGAACCTTAGTTGTTAAGGATTCCAATTATTACTTGCGTTTATATGGTGATGAAG